TATGTATTTAGATAAGGGGGACATAGCTAGTATAGGCTGTTGTATAGGAGTTCCTTACGAATATACGTGGACATGTTATAAAGGTGGAGAGTTAGCCTGCGGTAAATGCGGTAGTTGCGTGGAAAGGTTAGAAGCGTTTATAAAAGCGGCGGAGGAGGACCCAATTGAATACGAAGGAGAATAAGTATATAGTTACTTGGGAAGAATTCGATGGCCTTTGTACTGACTTATCAAATCAGATTCTTGGCTCAGAGCTATTTAAGGATATGAAAAATATTTACGCTATTCCCAGAGGCGGTTTAATCATAGCCGTTAGGTTATCACACCTTCTTGACTTACCTTTATGTTTTACGTACCACGAATGGAAAAAGACAGAAACATTAGTGGTTGACGATGTATCCGATACGGGAGAGGCGCTTAGTAGATTTAAGGATTTTAAGATAGCTACTTTACATAGAAAAGACGGGACAAAAACAGAGCCCGATTTTTGTGTTAAAACAATAAACCAGTGGATTGTTTATCCTTGGGAAAAAGGAGGTGTTGAAGATGGAAGTTAAAGACGTTATAAAAAGGTTAAACATTGACCCAAGCGCGATAAAGGCTTTAGAGGGGGAGGTGAAAAAAAGCGGTTACGACATCCCATACGAACTAGCTAGGGAACTTATGGTTAAGTTTTGGGCTATGAAAGCTACTACCTCTGAGTGGGTGACGAAAGCTAAAAGATTAACAATGGTTTATAAGCATGATTTAGAAAAATCTCTTAGTTTACTAAAAAGTCAGTCAGACGAAAAGAGTGAGGCCGCAAAAGAAAGGGAAGCTAAATCAAGCGAAGACTACAACACGAAGTCAGAGGCTTACAATACGGCTAAGGTAGTAGAGGAGTTTTTGGTTATGAAGAGAGTCGATTTAGAACAAGCGCATTTTATGTGTAAAGATTTACTTAAAGATTATTCAAATACTAGGCAAAATGAGCCTAGTGACGCGGGGTCGTTTTAAAAAAAAGGAGGAAAGAAATGGTAGAACAAGGAAGTTTCGGAACAGATTACGCAAACGATGAATGGGGAGAATCAAGGGCTAATACCGAGTCCGGTGGTAGTAATTTGAGTAAGTTTTCTTTGAAAGATAAAGAAACGGCTCAAATTAGGATGTTAGGTAAGAGGAAAGAGGCTAAGATACATTGGGGAGCGCACGCATCAAAAAAAATGATAGTATGTCCCAAAACTGATGACCCAAAAGCGGCTTGCCCCATTTGCGATATAGCAGAAAGAACAGGTAACAAAGATATAAAAGCCTCTTGGAGATGTTTCATAAATGTTATTGACAGGAGAGACGGCGTTTTAAAGGTTTGGGATTTTGCGCCTCAGACTAAACAAATCATCCACTCTATAATCGCAAATAGAGTAGATATTAACAAAGAAAATCCATTAACCAATTATGAAATCAGAGTTACGAGAAAGGGTACCGGTTTTGATACCACTTATGAATTTCAGATTTCATCTAAGCCGGTTGCACTAACTCCCGAGGACCAAGCATTATCTGGGAACATGATAAATTTAGAAGAACAGTATAAATCTATCACCCCTCAGGAATTGAATAAACTTTTTGCTGGCGGAGGACAAACAGTCCAAGCACCACAAAAAACAACGCAGGCTCCAGCAGCTCAAATGCCCGGTGTAGGCGGGGATGTAAACGCTAATGGCGCTGTTGAAGCCGGTGATGATACATTCTTCTAATAAGGAGATAGCAGTGAATTGTATATTAGGAATAGACCAATCTTTAGTAGAGTCCGGCGTTACTATTAAAAAAAGTACTGGCGATTATTGCCATTTTACTATAACGCCTAAAAAGCTTAAAGGAATAGAAAGACTTTACTATATAAAACGTAAATTCCTTACAATTCTTCAGGCTAATCAACCGGCTTTTATAGTTATGGAGGGGTATTCTTTCGCATCTAAAGGTAGAGGCATCTTCGACTTAGGTGAATTGGGTGGCGTTTTAAAAATTACTATTTACCAAGAAAGGATACCCCTTTATATTGTAGAGCCCGCAACATTAAAAAAATTTGTTACTGGCGGTGGTAAAGCTAAAAAAGAAGAGATGCTACTAAAAATATACAAACGATGGGGCGCGGAGTTTGATAATAACAACTTGGCCGATTCTTTTGCGCTAGTAAAGTTTTTTGAAAACGTGTTAACGAAAGGAACACATGAGCAATTCCGTGAGAAATAGGAAAGATAAGGGAGATAGGCTTGAAGAATTTGTCATAGAGAACTTTAAAGATTTTGATACTTCAACTGAAAAAGCTTCTAAAGAATTCGGTGACGTAATAAGTAAACTATTCTTAACTGAGTGTAAAAATCATAACACGAAAAGTTTAAGTATCGACGTTAACCACTGGAAGAAGATAAGGCAAAGAGCTACGGCCTTAGAAAAAATACCCCTTTACGTACGTAGAAATTCCGAAGGAGATACCTTTGTAGTTTTAGACTTTTTACATTTTAAAGAGTTAATGGAGGCTTTTCATTATGCGGAAAGAAGATAAAGTAAAAGCGATTCAAGAAGTAATCAATAAATATAATAGAAAAGCTAAGAGAAAAGGTGAAGAGTCTGTTATTAAATTTGGTAAAGACTTTGAAGGCATAACTAAATACTGTCGTTTCGGTATAAGTACCTTAGACGAGGTTGTCGGCGGGGTACCTTGCGGACAATTCACCGTAATTGCAGGACCGGAAAAAGCAGGTAAAAGTTCCTTATGCGCAAAGCTTATGGAAAATGTACAAAAGAGAAATGGTACGGTAGTTATTGTTGACGCTGAACATCAATTAGATAAAGGGTGGTTGACCTGTCAAGGGGTAAACGTAGATGACTTGCTGATTATAGACGATTCTTTTTTAGAACCTACTTTAGACAAAGTACGCGACCTTTTAGCAACTAAAGCAGTCAACCTTTTAGTAGTTGACTCGATATCGGCTTTAGGAAGTTTACAAGAGTTACAAGATAAAAAGGGTATGCGTAGTATGGAAGATAATACTATAGCAGTACAAGCACGAAAGATATCACAGTTTTTTAGGATGAGTGTGGGATTAACTGGTAAAGCTAAATGCGCCGTAGTTTTAATAGCTCAGATAAGAACCAATATAATGCTGTATGGTAACTTGGAAACCATTCCAGGGGGTAAAGCCCTAGAACACTATTGTAGTTTGAGGCTACGAGTAAGAAGGGGAGCCAAATCAGTAGCTCCTAAAGGAGAGGTAAACGGTAAAGAGATGCCTATCGGGTTTAGATGTATAGTTAAACTGGATAAAAAAAGAAACGTAAAGTCAGCAATGGAAGGCACAGAAGTAGCATTGCCGTTTTATTTTGATAAAGGGTTTACCGGTGAGGCGGCAATTCTTAAGGGGCAACTTTTGCAAGAGGAGACAGAAGCTGAAAAGGAAGAGGAGAACTCATGGTAAATGAAGTTATAACAGCAGATTTACAAATAAACCTGAATAACCGGCCTAAAGACACGATAAAGGTACTTAAATATATAAAGGACTTTGCAATAGAAAAAAAGTGTAGTAGAGTGGTAGTATGTGGGGATATTTATGAATATAGAACGCCTAAACCGGAAGAACAAAAGATATTTCAACAATGGGTAATGTCTTTAGTTAAAGAGAACGTGAAAGTACTAATCGTTATAGGCAACCACGATACCGTATCTTCGAAGTTGTCAGATAAAAACTATTATACTTTTGGTGAATTTACAAATTTGGGACTGTCAAAAGTAAAAGTAGTAGAGTCCGGATATAAAGAGAATGGCGTTTATTACGGGCACTTTTTACTCAAAGGAGCTAAATTAGGGCCACATAACTATCTTTACGAAGAAGGAGTAACAGCGCAGGAATTAGTCGACGCTAATCCCGAGTGTGATTTCTTCTTCTTAGGTGACGTACATAAGAACCAAACAGTAGAAGCTAGTAAACCAGTTATATATGTCGGCAGTCCAGAAAGAGAAAATTTCGGGGAAAGAAACGAGAAAAAAGGTTTTATCTGGTTTCATGACAACACACCGGATTTTATTTGTTCTCCTGCGAGAACCATGATTCAGATAGAAGAAGTATGGGAAGATGGAAAAAGACCTAATAAGCCGGAATTTTCCGTGGAAAACGCCATTATAAAGGTAATTATAAACATAGAGAAGGAATACTTAAAGAAAGTAGATTTGAATAAGGTACGTCAACGATACAAAGAAGCTTATGAAATAGCGTCAATCGAATTTGATATAATTGAAAAGAAAAAGGTAAGAAACGAACAGATAAACGAATCCAAAACACCGAAGGATTGTTTTTTGGAATATAGTAAGCACTTCGATTTTGACGAGGAAACAATAAGGCAAGGATTAACTATTTTAGAGGAGGTCGTGTGAATCTTACATATATTTACGTAAAGAATTTTTTAAGTTACAAAGAAGCATCTTTAAAATTCGATGAGGATAATTTGTATCTACTTATAGGGAAAAATTTTCAAAGAAACGGTTCAAGTAACGGGTCAGGGAAAAGTTCTCTTAGAGAAGCTATCGTTTGGGGACTATTCGGGGAATCAAGATTCGGTTCGAAGAATGCTGATGAGCTTATAAAAAGAGGGGAAAAAGAGGCTGAAGTTATAGTAGGCTTTAGTATGTCAGAAGGGGGTAAGGAATATTTAGTAAAGAGAAGTAAAAAGAGAAACGGTACTACTAAGTTAAATTGCAATTCTTTTACCGGGCAAACATTAAAAGAGACTCAAGACTATATCCAAAATTTACTAGGTATGGATTACGATACTTTTAAAAATAGCGCTTGTTTTGAACAAGGTGCCGCAGATTCCTTTTCTAAGTTAACACCAAAGGAAGCTAAAGAAGTAGTGATTAGATTGTTACAACTAGGAATATACGAAAAACTTTATAGTAAAGCAAAAATGAAGTTATCCGAAGCATCTCATTCAAAAGTTACTTACTCGTCTCAATTATCATTACTTGAGCATAGTGGTGATTCGGATGAGTCTAGTTTGAAGAGCGAAGAAGTTTCAAAAGGCTTAGAGCTATCTAGCCTCGAAAATACTGAAAAAGCGCTAAGCAGTAGAATACTAAATTTAGATTCTGAGCTTACTGAGTACCAAATGAAGAAAGAAGAAATAAAAAATAAAATAGTTGAGTTTGAAAGAGCCAAAATAACGCCAGTGATAACTAGACTTAACGATTTAAAAAGAGAAAAAAGTAATCTACAAGCTTTAGGAGATAAAGGAAATTGTCCGACTTGTAAACAACAGGTAACACAAGAATATCTAACAGAAGCTTTTTCCGTTTTAAATAACAGAATAGCCAACGGTGAAGAAATTTATAAAAAATTTACTTTAGAGTTAGATGCAATGAAATTGTCTTTTACAGAATGTTGCGCCCCGAGTTCTACAAGTACCGAATATAATACCACTAAGGATAAACTAGCAAGGTTAGGTAGTAGGAAGGTTACGTTATCCAACGAAATCGGAGTAATACAAGGAAAGTTGGCTGAGTGTCAGAAAAGGAGAGGAAAAATACAAGAATTAAGAGACAAAATGAAAGAAGCAGAAGAGAAGTATTCCATATACGAAAAGTTGACTAAAGCTTTTAGTAAAGATGGCATACCAGCTTTTATTATAGAAAATACTAAGCCAGAGATAGAGGAAATAGCAAACTCTATACTTCAACCGTTGACTGACGGGAGGTTAAAGATAAGTATAGAGACGGAGAAAGAGTTAAAATCAGGGAAAAGTTCTGATACTTTAGATATACTGATAACCGATGGATTATATACAAGACCTTATTTAAGCTACAGTGGCGGAGAAAAATTTTTGATAGATTTTTGTACCAGGACGGCTTTGTCAGCTATACTTAGTAATAGACATAAAGCTAAAATCCAGACTTTAATAATAGATGAAGGGTTAGGAAGTTTGGATGATGATAATAGAAAGAAGTTCATGGCGGCAGTACAACAAGTTATGAATAGGTTTTCTTTTAAAAAATGCTTTCTAATAACACATGCTACAGATATTCAAGACTTTTTTGTAAAGAAAATAGTAATCGTTAAGGATGATAAAGGAAGTAGGATAGAGGGAGAAAAAATAGAAAAAATAGATTTTGAAGAAAAGGAAGTAAAATTCGAAAGGCCTACTAAACCAGCTTCCTTACCAGAGATGAAATTCGAAGAGGAGTTATGGTAAACGAGGAGAATACAAATGGATTATATAAAAGCAAACGTATCTGATTTAGTAATAGGTGATGACATTTTATGGAGAGGAAAACCTTGCAAAGTAACAGAAATATTGGGACCCAATACCGTAAAGATACAAGAGTACAAAAATAGGAAAGTAGGGGATAGAGAGTTAAAAGATAGGAAAATCGCTATAGGAGACTTAGGAATGCCTATAGACAAAATAATAACTAGAGACAGTAGTCCGCTTTTCGCGGAACTAAGTAGTTACTTAGTCACCCAGTATAAGATGAATGATAAAAGCGCTTCAACAACTGTTACCGACACTAAAGGTGTTAATAATGCTACTATAACACAAAATACTAATCTATTGACAACTACTGGAAAAGTTGGTAGCGCTTTTAAGTTAAACGGTGTTTCTGATTATATAAATTGCAATAAAGGGTTTGAATCTACATTTCAAGACAGCTTTAGTATTGTAGTTGGAGCGAAAATAAATGATTTTAGTGTAAAAACTGACCAGAGTTTGTGTGGTTTTTATGAGTATAACGATTCGTATACACCCAAGAATTTAATCCATATACAGTTAGATAGTAATTGGATTTTACAAGGCTATTATTACTCAAACGAGGAAGGGGTCCCAAATTTTAAAAATGCTCAGGCAGAGACATCAAGCGCATGTATTTCAAGTGGGTACCAAGATTGGCATTTGTTTGTTATGGTTGTGGATAACAGTAGTAGGCAAATTTACCTTTATGTGGATGGTATATTACAAACCTTAGGAACAGGAAGTTCAAAAGATGGTAGTTTTTCTGCAGCTTTAGATATGACTGAGTTTGCCCTAAACTATGATTTTTATGTTGGAGCGAGAAATGCAGAGGACGTTTTGTCGAATAATGTTTACGGGATTTTGGATAATTTTATGTTGTTTAGCAAAGCCTTAACCCAAGCAGAAATAACAGCTTTATATAATAATGGGTCTTGGGCTGAAGATATAACGTATAATTAAGGGGGACGAATGGATTATATAAAAATAAAAGTAAGCAACCTATCGGTAAATGACGATATAGTATGGAACGGGAGGGTTTGTAGAGTAGTAGAAAAGTTAGGTCCGTTAACCATAAAAGTAAGGGAGTACAAATACAAAGGAGTAGCCTTAGAAGAATTTAAAGATGAGTGGTTTACTATTTCCGAAGACCTTATAGTCGATAAAGTAATTGCACAAGGACTTGACCCAATAGTTTTGAATTTATGGAATAATGTAGTCATTCAATACAAGATGAATGATAATACTTCTTCTAAAGTAGTTATAGATAGTAAAGGAAATAGTAATGGAACTTCTGTCCAAAATACAGAAGATATATCTGTTGGTGGAAAGGTTGGAAGAGCCTTAAGCTTTAATGGTTCTACCGATTATGTCGATTGTAATGATATTCTCCAGTCAACCTTTAGAGATAGTTTTAGCGTTATGGTGGGAGTTAAGTTTGATAATTTAGCAAACTCACCACAAACATTTTTTGGTGTTTCCTACGCACCGGACTTTTGGGCAGTAAGTAAGGTAGGCGTAGGTTTGTATAACGGTCCTACTGGAGTAGCCCGTTCACTCGCTGGTTTTTATACTTCGAATTTGAAGATAACTCAAGCTTATACAACTAACTCAGTTTTGGAGGCGGGGGACTCTGATTGGCATTTAGTACACATGGTAGTGGATAACAACACACGACAAATATATCTCTATATGGATGGTTCAAATTTAGAGTTAGGAGTAGCTACCCAACCTTCTGACGGAAAATTTGATTGGGGAAGTACCAACGTAGTAATGGCGGATTATGAATCAATCCTAAGTCCTTATCTCGGAGCGTTTCACTATAAAAGCAGTATTGGTTATCAGCATATCGGTGACATAGATAATTTTATACTTTTTAATAAAGCCTTAACACAACAAGAAATTACGTTACTTTACGATAATGGTAATTGGGTAGAGAACATACCACATTAGGAGGGTTATGAATAAACAATTAGAAGATTACGTAAAACAGAGTTTTAAGCAGCCTAAAGAACTACACTTCGAAAGTAGCTCTAGGTGTAATGGGGCATGTATCACTTGTCCTAGAGAAGGAATGACCAGATATCAAGGAGAGATGTCACGAGAACTTTTTCAAAAAGGAATAGACGAAACAAAAGAAAATGATTGGAGACTCGACTATTTTCACCTACACCTTAATGGGGAACCCCTTTATTTACCTATCGATGAGTTATGTTGGAGGATAGATTATGCTAAGGATAACCTACCAAGAGTGAACGAATACCCAATTATTTGTTTCTTTACGAACGCTTCTTTGCTTACCATAGAAAAAAGTAAAAAGCTATTAGATTCTAAATTGGATAAGATAGTCTTTAGCGTAGATGGTGGTACGAAAGAAGCTTTTGAGAAATGCCGGCCAGGATTAAAGTGGGAAATGGTTACTGAAAACATTAGAGAATTTATGAATTTGAAAAGAAGCAAAGGTAGTAACATATCTACACAAACTGCAATAATCCCTAATATCTATAATAGTAGTTCTTTACCACAATACTATAAGATATTCGGGGGAATGGGGATAGATGACGTAGGAGGAAGTGGAGTAAACAACATAGGGGGTTATGTAGACTCTAAAAAACTACGAATGAACACCCAATATACCAGAGGTAATATTAAAAGTCCTTGTTGGAGAGTATTTTTAGATTTAAGTATTTGCGCTGATGGTAAGGCCGTTGTATGCTGTCAAGACGTAAGAGGGGAATGTGTAGTAGGAGATTTGAATAAGGAATCACTAAAACATATCTGGCAATATGGAATGGAGCAAGTACGAAAAATACATCTCAGAATGGAACAAGAGCAAATAGCTTTTTGTAAAGATTGCGATTATATGGAATCTTTTGTAGCACCAGAATGGTGGCCAAAGTAAGGAGGTTTATGCAGCAGACTTTATGTTTAGGTGGAGGTAAGATGGTAGAGACGTCCTTAGAAGAAGGTAAGGAGCTAGTTCTTGAGGCTAAGGACTTAGGTATTGATATTTTCGACGCACACCACAGATACGGTAATTGTGAAAAGATTTTAAGCCAGGTACCGGAAATAAAAGTAATGTCAAAAGTATCTGCTTACCATCCGAATCAGTGGACTTCGTTAATGAATAATACCATAAAGAGTATAGGAAAACCATACATATACTGGGTTTCAGATTTGGATGACGAACTTCTTTATGGTAAGGGTGTTTTTATCTATGAACGACTTTCAGCTAAACATTTTACAACTTTAGGAATAACCTCAGAAAACCCAGATTTGATTATTAAGTTCGCTCTTGATTATCCTGAATGTAGAAATTTTATGGTTCCGATATATCCCGGTAGCGGAATAACCCAAAAAGTAGTAGAGTTTTTACAAACCAGAGGAAGTGTTTTCGCTATAAAACCTTTCGATGATGGAAGAGCTTTAAAAGCTCTATCAGTTATAGATTGTTTACGCTACCAGACGTGGATTGGCGCAGACTATATAATATTTGGAACAAAAAATAGGAAACATTTAAAGGAGGTAGTAGGGTTATGGAACAGTTTAAAGAATTAAGCGAGTATTTGGGAACTTCTGTTGAAGATTGCGAGAAGAAGTTTTCAGAAATTAACATAAACGAAATATGGAAAACCAGAAGAAATGTAGTTCAATTCTACAAAAGTACGGACTTTTACTTGTATGACTTAACTAACTTTGAAAATTCTACTTGTAAAGAAGAATACCAAAGGGAAATTGAAAATTTTATAAGAAAGTATAATTGTAAGACGGCTATGGATTATGGTTGCGGTATAGGGTCTGAAGTTATAAAGTTATTAGAGTGCGGAATGGATGAAGTAACAGCTGTCGATATTGAGGGGCCGCACATAGACTATATGAGGTGGAGACTTAAGAAAAGAGGGTTTGAGGATAGGGTAAAATTCATAACAATCTCAGAAGAAACAGAATTACCAACAGTAAACCTCCCATTAGTCGACGTTTGTATCTGTATAGCTGTTTTAGAGCATATTGAGAGAGCTAAAGAGGCCTTACACTTAATAGCAGAAAAAAGTAGATATTTAGTTTTGAGAGTAGACCCTTCTAATCCAAACAACGCTCATCCTATGCATATAGAAAAGAACTTTGGTTGGATGACCCTTTTAGATAGGAGAGACCCAGCAACTTTAAAAGAATTTGGTTTGAAAAGAATAAACAATACCGACCCAGTTATATTTGAGACAGGAGCAAGGTAGTTTTAACTATAAGCTTTAGGAGGAAATAATGATTAAGTTTGTTTGCCCTCTTTGTTTTAAGAGTTTAGAAAAGAATAAATGCTCTAAGTGTAACTATGAGATGAAAGTAGATTCTAATGGTGTAGTACATGCACATAGAAATGATGCTACTTGGGAGAAGTGCTTGGGGCAGGTAGAGGCAGTAAGAAAAGCTGAACAAAGTTGCCAATCGTATCAGAATAGGTTTGAAACAAAGAGTGAGGAAAGAAATAGAAGCAAAGAAATGAATGAAAAGATGATATCGAAGGTTATAGAGATTATTCAACCGACAGGAAAGACTTTTTTAGAGATAGGAGGAGCTAGTGGTTGGGCATCTGCTAGATTTCTTGACGAAGGAGCCAAAGAAGGAACCCTCCTAGATATTGATGAGAAGTTGTTGGGTACAGGAATCCCGAATCTTACTTCAGTAATAGGGGATGGCTACTACCTTCCTTATTTAGAAGAGCAGTTCGACTTTGTGTTTGATTGTTCGGCTCTTCACCACTTTGAATATTTGTATGAAGTGTTGGGGCAGGTAAATAGAGTTCTTAAACTCGGAGGTACATACATTTCCCAAGGCAATCCTCCCAGAGTAGGGAAGAATGATGATGATAAAGTAAGATATATGAAAGACTTTGGACTTATAGAAACGATGCCGACTTTAGATGAATATAGAGATGCTTTTACTACGGTATTTAGAAGCTTCAATATAATAAATGTAGAGGATAACACGATAATGTATGTTACAAAGGAGGAAGATGAGTAACCCCAAAATACCAATTAGCGGCTGTATAATCGCTCAAGACGAAGAAAAGTATATAGAAAAAGCTATTCTAAATATGACCCCTCACGTCGGCGAGTTAGTCGTTATTGATGGCGGTAGTAAGGATAAAACCATCGATATAGCAACGAAGTTAGGCTGTAAAGTGGTAGAGAATAAATTCGATTTTGACTTTTCCAAACAAAGAAACTTCGCGCACACTAAATGCAGATATGACTGGATTCTTTGGCTAGACGTTGATGAATATTTTAGCGATACTTTCTATTCACTACTACCAGCATTAGTAACAGCTACCCCAGATACTTGTGCTGGGTATCAAATTTTTAGAAAATCGATATTCGACGGAGAGGAAAGAGGAATAGACTACCAATGGCGTTTAGTAAATAAGGTTTTCAGTACGTGGACAGGAAAGATACACGAAGGAATTCAGTTTAACGCTGGGTATACTGGCTTTAAAGTCCCTAAAGAATATTTCATGACTCACGAACATACTATGAAAAGACAGCTATTTAACAACGCTTTGTACTATAACGTAAACAATGATATAAAAGCAAGGCCTGAAAATAACAAAGGGATGGAATATCACGAAGATAAGTGGATAGAAGTAGAAACTGACAGAAACGGTTAGGAGACTAAATGATAAACTTTTATGGTCCGATAAACTTTTTAGGATATGGCGTCCATACTTACAACCTTATGAAAGCATATAGTAAGTTAAACTCTGACATTTCTTTAACGCCACCTTTTGGTAGAGTAGCTTGGAAAGATAACTTAATAAAAGTATGGACAGAGAATAGATTAAAAATGTCTAAGCTTGACACGGGGATAATGATATTTGACGCGCCTTTCCTAAATCAATTTAGCGGGGCATTTAGAATAGGCTTCCCAGTATTTGAAACAAACAAGATAGATGAACTTTCAAAAACTACGATGCGAAATTGTGATTGGCTATTAACGCCCAGTAATTGGGCAAAAGAAGTGTTAAAGGCGGGGGTTAACTATGCAGTTGACGTTGTTCCCGAAGGATTTGACCCAAACATTTTTTATCCAAAGAGGGGTATAGAGTATAAACTACATAGACTATTGAAAAGAGATTACATAACTTTCGTACACGTAGGTAAATACGAAAAAAGGAAAGGTACTTTAGATATCTTTGATTGTTTCGACAAAGCTTTTGCAGGTAGCGAGCAAAAAGTTTTACTAAAGGCACATATACAAAACTTTTTCGACGAATCTTGGAGAGATAGCAGTACTAGATTTTTAGTTGATAAAGGGTTTATTAGTCAAGGCAGTAGGTATTTCAAAAAAGGTAACTTATCCATTGAACTTATAATCGGAAGCTTTTCAACGTTCCTTGAAATGGCTTCATTTTACGAAAGTGGGGATTTCGGTATATGGTTGTCTAAGGCAGAGGGTTGGAATTTACCACTCCTTGAGTGTATAGCTTGCGGTATACCAGCGTTGACGACCAACGTTACCGGGATGACAGAGTATTTGGGTAACTACCCAAGCGAATTAAAAATAGAAAACTATGAAAGGGAAATCGCAGATGATGGAAAATTTTACAAAGGAGACAAAGGAGAATGGTATCTTCCGAACCAGGAAGAAGTTATTAGCAAACTTCAAAGTATGGCGCATAACTACGAAGATTACTTACGAAAGAGTGAAACGTGTTCTAAAGCTGTTCAAGATTTTACTTGGGGGAATGCGGCCAAAAATTTAGATAGAATTTTAAAGAAGCTAGATAAAAACTGAAGGAGAAGAGATGGCGGAAACAAAAAGGTTTGTAGTCTATTCTAAAAACAACAAAGTTTGTTTAGATTTCGTAGGTGAAAAATCAGGGTCAGTACATACAGAGCTGTTTCCTTCAAGTGTAGCTATCGCTATGGGAAACAAGCTAATAAATGCTGGTAGAACACTAATAAAAAATAATTTTAGTGAAAGGAGAGCCAAAGATGAAACTAATATGCTACCGGTGCGGGAGGAGCAGCAAAGCCAATAAAAAGAACTTTCCTATACCGGTAATGCCTACAGTTGTAGACGCGGAAGGTAAGAAAGAGAGAAGGTTAGTAGGATATCTGTGTAAAGTTTGCGCTAGGAAAGCTGTTAAGCTAGCCCAGGCAAGAAAAACAGTTAAAGTTTAACAAGGAGGTAAGAGATGATTTTTTGGGTAGCAATCGTAAAGGAACCAAAAGAGAAAGAACAGAAAGACGGTAAGCTTGAGGAATTGATACTAAGTCCCGAAATAATTATAGCTAAGGATGAAAAAAGTGCTGCTATAAAAACAATCAAAAAGGCAGAGTTAAAAGACGAAGATATAGACCAAATAAAGGTGGTGGTGCGCCCTTTCTAGAAACTCCTGAAGGTTCAACAGTAACTAAAGCAAAAAAGAAAAAAGAATCTTCGGGAACTGATAATACGAGTATGTCCATTACCGCTCCTATTTGGACAAACGGACTCCAAACTGCTATGCCGGTTGTTTACAGTGCAAATTCATTATTTATGCCAACTACCGATATAGGGGTAGAGACAGAATGAAGATGTCACTAAACCAGAGTCTTTACTTGCACAAGACAATGTCGGGGGAGAAGTTAAAAATGAAAAAGGAGAAACCCTTAAAAATAGTCGAAACAAATTCTATTATGTATGCTAACTATTGTGTAGAGTGTAATAGGAGAGCTACGTTTATATACAAAGGCAGCAGCCTATGCTCAGAGTGTTTTTGGAAAGAGAAAAATAGAGAAAAAAGAAGAACAAGAAGACCAAAAAATAAAGAAAGAAGAAAAACAAGGGATAAATAATAAAAAATTCTATTTATTTTAGCTACACCTAACTACTTAAAATAAATAGAGATAGTAAAAAGAGAAACAGAGAAGAAAAAGGTTGCCCCTTGACCATTATAAAATATTCAGTATAATATATAAATAGATACAGGGGAGGTTAATTTGTCTACCGTCAAAGAAATAAAAAAGATAGTTAAAAAAGAAGAAAACAAGAACGTAAACTTTGACGACATCAATGAAAGAATAATAAGACAGATAGAAAAGGCCCATCCAAATTGTTTACCGTCCAATCCAGAAGAAGTAAAGAAGACAAAAGGCAAACTTAAGAATATACATAAGGAAGCAATAGTGAAATGGTTTGCTGCAGGCTACGCAGGCACAGAGATACAAAAGCTTCTATACGACTACGGTAAACTTCATATAGAGTTGTCAACAATATATTGGTATAAAGATAGATACAGGCACAAAATAGCGGAGTTAAGGGAAGAGGTATTTGGAGTTGACTTCGCATACATTCCTATAGCACAAAAAGAAGTGAGGCTAGCCAGATATGAGAAGATTTACACTCGACTTATGGACGGTGGCCAATTAACCGAGGCAGCAAATATTCTTGAGAAAGCTCGGGTAGAGAGGGAAGGCAAAGTACCCCTATTTCAAACTGGTGACGTTTACACTGGTAATAGTAGAGTAAGTAAGATGGAGGGTAACATAAATGTCCACCTCGAGCCAGAGCAGGCAAAAAAAGTTGACGAGATACTCATCTCAGCTTTTGAAAGAAAGAACGAAAGAAAACCTCGCGCTATGGACGTTACGGTATAGGACCATAAGAGGTATACCTTTCAGTTTCAAAGGCCACAAATACCTGTCAGGTATCTACCAGGATAAACATCCCTTCATAGTTATACGTAAATCAGCACAGTGTGGCGTAAGCGAATGGCTTATCAACTCAGCTTTATGGCTTGCTGACCATCACAGATACAATTCAACAGTAGTGTTTCCAGGAGACCCAGAAGTAAGCGATTTCATTAACGGTAGAGTCAATCCCGCTATACAGGATTGTGACTATTTACGTAGCTTAGTTTCTGTGACTGACAATATAGGACTAAAGAAAGTAAGGAAAGCGTTTATTTACTTCAGGGGTAGCCGTAAACCTCATAAACTAAAGACTATTGACAGTGACTGTATCCTATATGACGAATTAGATGAGTTGACCGAGGGAACATTAGCAAGAGGAGAAAAGAGGTTAGGACATAGTAACTTAAAATGGCAAAGAGCAGTGTCTACGCCAACCTATCCAGAAGAAGGAATAGATAAGTTGTACATAGAGAGTGACCAATGTAAATGGTTTATCGTATGTGATAATTGCGGCATGGAGCAAACACTTGAATTTGAACATAACGTAGACGTAGAAAGAAAGAAAGTAGTTTGCCGTAATTGCCATGAAGAGTTAGATAGATGTAAAGAAGGGAGATGGGTACCTACTTATAATGGTAGAAAGATAAGAGGGTATCACATAAACAAACTATTCTGTGAACGTACAGACTTAGAGGAGCTAATAGAGAATAGTAAGAAGATAGCCCAATTTGAATTACAAGAGTTCTATAACTCAGACCTAGGTTTACCGTATGCAGCTAAAGGCAATAGACTATCAAAGGGAGACATAAGAAGTTGCATAGGAGAGTATACACACCCAGCGGTAGCGGAACATTGCACGATGGGTGTTGACGTAGGTAGCGTATTGAATATAAAGATAAGTGTAATAGAAAATGGTAAACGTAAAGCTTGTTATATAGGCACAACGTCAAAGTTCGAAGACTTAGAACATCTAATGAACGCCTACGACGTAGACGTTTGCGTGATTGACGCCAACCCGGAAACAAGAAAGGCAAAAGAGTTCCAGTCAAAGTTTGCGGGTAGAGTTTACCTAGCGTATTATTGGCCTAGTGACGATAGACGTCAAGAGTTACTGTCAATAGAGGAAGACGAAGAAGAAGGGCACGACGTAGTCAAAATAAATAGGACACAAGCCGGGGATTACGTAGTTGGACAGTATCAACATAGAAGAGTATTGTTACCTATTGACGTAGAGAATATACCATATTTCTTAAGTCAATTGACAGCCCCATTAAGAGTAGTAGAGAAAGATAGAAACGGTAACGATGTAGCAAAATATAAAGAGTTCAATAAGGCAGACCATTATTTTCACAGCGACATATACGACTTTATAGCCGGCAAGATAAAGGAAGAAGGAGTAGGGGCTTTCTACTCTGGAAGTTGTAGCGGAGCCGATAGAGACGTCGAATTAGTCAGAAGTGTTTCTGGTGCTGGCGTTGATAGAGGTAGAGACACGGCAAACATGGATTGGTAATATTATGAAAATAATATGTACTATATGTGGTCGCGTAAGTAAGAGTAAAGAGTTCCAGTGTGAATGTGGAAACATAAACGATACCGACTTTATAGTATTGGGGTTAGGTAAAAAACCAACGCAAAACCAGGCTATAAAGAAAGATAACAATCAGGTAGATGTAAGTACTGTGGAACCAGTGAAAGTGGCTCTAAGCCGGGTTAATAGGGGCATAGGGGATTTGCGAAGAAAAAGGGGAAAAAAGTTTAGTTTTTTAAGAAAAGGGAGTATTTCATGGTGGATGTCATAATAAAACTTGAAGGTATGACAGAGAGAGACCATAGAGAGTTAATCAGTGCCTGTGCTGGGGCTGATAAGTTAGGTATTTGCAGGGCCCTTTACAGTCACTTAAGACGTAGCCCAAGCGTTGACGTAGAAGCGAGAAGGAACAAGAGACGAACGCAGGAACGGCCAATGGATAGCATAAACACTTTTGAAGATTTAAGGAGACGCTGGTGATAAACCCATACTCTACTCAAACATATCAAAGGCAAAACAAGGTAGAAGTTACCGATGGTCTTCTACGTAAAGAAATAAGCGGCAACAGGTCGTCAATATTTTCAAACATTACGTTCTATAAGTATAACCCAGACACTCTTGTAGGCAAGAAAGGGTTAGAAGTTTACAGGAAAATGAAAGAGGATGACCAAGTCAAAGCGTGCCTTACTATTAAGAAGTTTGCTAGGATGTCAACTACCTGGGATGTAAAGCCAGGGGATGAGAATAGCCCACAAAGTGTAGAGATAGCGGATTTTGTAAGATATTGCTTTAGGAAGTTAAAAGGGACGTTTGAGAAACACCTCGTAGAAATATTGTCAGCCTTCGATTACGGGTTTAGCATAACAGAGAAGGTGTTTGACATATATAGGGATGGACCTTTTAAAGGGAAAGTAGGGTTAGTAAAGTTAGCTAATAGAGAACCCTTTGGGTATACGTTCAAAACAGACGACCACAACAACATTATAGGTATATGCTTTGACCAAGCTGGGCTAGCTAATGATAGCAGTGAATTGGGTTCATACACTAATCCATATCCTCCAGATAAGTTTGTTATATACTCTTATAATTCAGAGCATGGTAATCCTTATGGGGTTAGTGATTTGAGAGCGGCGTATAGAGGGTGGTGGAGTAAAGACTTAAACATAAAGTGGTGGAATATATTCAATGAAAGGTTTGGGATGCCGACTGCGATAGCGAAATATCCAGCCAAAGGGAAGGGGTTAAGTAAGGCAGCAATAGATGAGATTGATGATGTACTAAAGAATTTACAGGCTAAGAGCGGGGTTAGAATACCGGATAACATAACACTAGAGTTACTCGAGGCTCAACGCAGAGGGGAATCGACGTACGGGGTGGCTATTGATAAATACGACCTTATGATAGCTAGGAGTATATTGGTACCTAGTTTGTTAGGGTTTAACGCTAGAGAAGCCACGGGTAGTTACGCTTTAGGTAAAAGTCATTTCGACGTGTTTATGTTCGTACTTGAAATGATAGGGAGGGATATAGAAGAGACGATAGTAAGCGAACAAATAATAAAGCCTTTGATACAACTTAACTACGGAGACGTACCAGAAGAGATTGAACCCAACTTCGAATTCGAATCTTTAATAGATGAAGATACTGAGGCGAGGTCTAGAGTCGTTAAGATGCTCGCTGATGCGAATCTAATAGATAAAAGAGAAGATTGGGTTAGAGATTATCTTTCGCTGCCGGAAAGGGACTTGAATAAGTACCCCTACGCAACCCCAGTGGGAGAGGTTTCTTCAACACCGACCTCGCCTCCGATTAGTGCCGGAGGTAATTTTCCAACCTCTCCCACACCCTCCAACCCACCTAAAGAAACTCCGGGCAAGGGTAACAAAGAGATACCAGATAAGGGTATCGATAAGGTAAATGATAAAGAAGAGATGCAGTTAAATAGGCCTATTACTAAGTTTGAAAAGAAGGTCGACTTTAAAGGAATGGATGCAGAGCTAAACCTTTTAACTGATGGATTAAAAATAGCTTTAACGCCTATTCTTGAAAGTTGGAAAAAGGATTTACTTAAGAAGGCGGAGAAGTTATTGTACGAGAAGAATCTTACAGATGTCAATAAGTTACAGATAAGAGGCGTAGGCGAGTTTAAGAATACGTTAAGAGACTACCTTATCAAAACCTATTTAGATTCAAAGTTACACGCATTGGAGGAAATACAGGAAGTGGGGTTTCCTGTGGAAGTCAAGAGGAAATTCGGGTTGCTTTCTATGAGTAACTTCGCACTTGAACCGTGGGACCCCATACCTCCAAAAGAAGCACTAGACTTCTATAACAGAAAAGTCATTGCGGTGATAAAGAAAGAAGGACAACCAAAGAAGTTAATGGCTATAGGTAAGATGCAAGAGATAAGTTACTATGATAAGAGAGCCTTTACCATTACAGGGATAGAGAATGAGTATATCTTAAACCAGGCAAAACTTGCTATAGAAAAAGGGATAAGGGATGGGTTGTTAAAAGACACGATGAATAGCCTTAAAGATTTATTCAGTAAGTATTTGGAGACAGGGGAGATAAAAGACGGGAAGTTAGTTACTCCTTCACGCCTAGAGACGATAGCGAGGACGAACATAACAGAGGCGCTAAACGAAGGTAGAATGACGATGTATAAGGACCCAGACGTAGATGATTTCGTTCCTTATTTGCAATGGAGTTCTATAATGGATACTAGGACTACGGAATACTGTAGGAGTATGGATGGTAAGATATTTAAGAAGGGCGAGGTGTTACTACCACCAGCGCATTTTAACTGTAGGTCTACAGTTGTTCCAGTTACTACCATAGAGGTAGAAGAAGCTGGAGGAGTAGTTGTAGATAATTGGCAAAAAGAGAATAGTAAAGTGGGTAGACCACAAGGATTTAAAAAGGAGGAAATGTAACCAATGGGCAATGAGTACGGTCAATCAGTAATATTAGTGGATGCCTCCACTGGAAAACCTGTAAGTATAGATTCTAGTGGTCGTCTATCCACAGATGCTTCCTTAAGCGGTGATGTTACGCTTGGAGCGGTAGAGATTAAAGATTCTGAAAATGATGTTAGAACAAAGGTAGAGGCGTTAGGCGGTAAAGAATCGTTGTATGTAAGAGGAGCGGAGTTAGCGCAGATATCCGGTGATTCAGCGGCTATTAAAACGGCTGTTGAGAAGATGGATAACTCCGAAACAACGATTAGCTCGACAGATGTGAAGAGGGTAGCGATTTACGATGATGCTGATAATCAGATAACACAGTTTGGTGCAAGCGCTGATGATATGGACGCATTTACCTCAGGTGATACAGGGGTAACAATCGTAGCTGGAGAAGATGGGAGTAATGTAAAAGCTATATCAATGAGTCAGAGAGGAAGTAAAAGAGCCTTAACTGTAGAGATATCAGATGCTAGCGGTAATCAGATAACAAGTTTCGGATTATCCGTAACTGACGATGCCGCTTCCGGTACTGAACTAACCCCTGTAGGTGGTAAGTATTACGGGGAAGCACCAGATGCTTTAGATTCCGGGGATGCAGGATTCTTAGCATTAACTGAATATAGGAAGATAATGACTGGAGGGTATAATGAAGCTACTGGCGTTGTAGACGTTAGTGATATAGTACCTCCTGAAAATCAAACTTTGGAAAGCACTTTACTGAATGCTGTTACTGCTACTGGAGATAGTGGTGTAATAAGTCCGTTAAATCATATACATCATACATTTCATTTAACGGCTTCGGGTATATCTACAGGAGGTAGTTTGAAACTGTTTACCTCATTAGACAATTCTAACTGGTATGAATTATATTCTGGGGATATAACAGCTAATGGTGTTTACGAATATACTTATGAGGACAAATATAAGTATGTGAAGGCTAATATACACTCACGAACTGATGGAACTTATACAGTTAAATATTTAGGAGGTAGATAATGGCATTAGAAAATACAGGTTATATACACGCTGACATAAGCGAGCATGAAGGAGACGTAAAAGACGTAGTAGCAGCTTTTGTAGATAGCTTAGCCGGAGGAACAGATGATGAAAAAAGAGTGAATCTACCTAAAATTAAAATACTACTACAAGATGCTGTTGATTACGTCATGAATAACTTACCAGATGGCGTAGGGAGGGTAGATGGTTATTGTATAGAACCATTACTGAATGAAGTGTGTAATGAAAAGATAGCTGAATTACCCGAACCAGAGCAACCGGAGATATAAGAAAATGATAAAAAGGTTTAAACAATTACCAAGTTGTGTATTTGCAGAGAGTTTATCGAGTATAGACGGGCTTGAGGATAAAGGGTATACCGTTGCAGGAAATCCTACAATATCTCAATCTCCGTATGGTAGAACATTGAATTTTGATGGTACGGGCGATTATGTAGATTGTGGGGTAAACACCGATTTAAACCCTACATCCGCACTTACTGTTTGTGCTTGGGTAAACTTAAACGCTCTCCCTGTTGATGCATCTACAAGGATGTATCCTGTTTCTAACGACTTAGATGCGAGTAATACGGGTTATGGTTTGTTTGTAGATTTTGAACCTGTAAGATTTGTTTTCAGGGTAAACGACCTCACAACAGATGTAGTGGTAGGTACGTTTGAACCACAGATAAACACATGGTATTTTCTTGTTGGTGTTTATAACGGCTCGACCTTAAAACTTTATGCAAATGGAGTGGAAGACGCTTCAGAAGACGCAACAGGCAGTATAACATATGTAAATACTTATAGTTTTTGTTTCGGTCGTAGGATAAAAGACGGGTCTTTCCCGTATAACGGTAAGTTAAAAGACGTAATGGTGTTCAATAGGGCGTTGTCGGCAACGGAAATATCGGATATGTACCATGGTAGAGCGTTTGATTACGGTAAAAACCTTTTTAGCCATTGGGATATGAGCGAAGTTAATACTCAAGATACTGGCTGGAAAGACAAAGGTAACGATTTAACTGCTACGAACAGTCCGACCATAGTAGGTGGTCATAACGGAGGTAAATGTTTATCTTTCAACGGTAGCACTCAATACTTATCAAAAACAAGTGGTGTTGATTTACCTTCAGGGGATGCGGTAAGAACGTTGACCTGTTGGGTTTATAGAGATAGTGTAGATACCCATAATCATGGTTGTGCTTATGGTGAGGTCAGCACAGGCAAGGTTTTCGGGTTCTATGTTCAAACGACTAATGTTCTATGGTTTTGGCGGTGGGGTGACGTAAATACAGGTTACTCTTTTCCGTCTTATGAATGGGTGTTTTTGGCTTTTTCGTGGGATGGAACAAACATTACGGTCTATGCAAACGGGGCACAGGTATATCAAGGCGGGACTACTTTAAACACAACTAACGATGATATTTATTTTGGTAAAGCTTTACACACCAGCCTTTACTGGCCCGGATACATAGACGACGTAAGGATATATGATAAAGCTTTAACCACGCTTGAGGTAGAAGACTTATATATGAGGACAAGATAATGAAAAGATTAAATGGTGAACACTTAAAAGCGTACTTGAAATTAAATTCTAACGCTAAGGATTATTCCGGGTATGGGAATAACGGTACATGGGAATCTGGTACAGAAACTTATGCTGATAGATGGGATGGGAAGAGCGTAGCTGATTTTGATGGTGCTTATGATGGTAACGCTTTAAGTTTTGGTGATGTTGACTGTGCGGATGAGTTTACGGTTTCTTTTTGGATATATTCTCGTTATTTCGGTGGTGAAGGAGGAACACAGAACTACGGGTTTATAATCGCAAAACAAGGGGATTATCCTGATATAAATTACAGGATGCTTACAGAAAAAACTACTAACAAGTTTGTAGTCGAGGCAAAAATAGGCGGTAACCTTAAAACCGTTACTTCGGCAGACGGATACGCTATAAATGAATGGCATCATGTTGTGGGAGCTTATAATGGAGCTACTTTAGCTTTATATATTGACGGTGAGTTATCAGCATCAACGGATTGTTCTGGAAGTTTGTTTACAGATAATACTGATGGTTCTATCGGTTCATATTGGATTACAGACCATTGGAGATATAGTCAAAACGCTTTGATAGGCGAGGTAAGAGTATATGATATAGGATTGACGGGTGATGAAATAAAACAACTTTTTCAGATGAATTATCCTAACTACGCCGAAGTTGAACAACCGATTGATAGAATACCAGACGTAGCTGATAGTACGCTTAAAGGCGCTTGGCTAAACAAGTCAGTAGCAGGAACGGCTAAAGATTTGTCAAGCAAAAATAATGATGGTACGGCAACAGATGTAATATTAGAAAAAGTAGGTGGAACGTTTAACGGTACTTCAAGTTTCATCCAAATACCCGACTCAACTGATTTTAATTTTGATGATATGACAGTTTCTTTTTGGGTTAAACCTGCTGCAAACGGTAGTTATGATTGTGTATTAGGGCAATATGATGACGGGGCAAGTGACGATTGGTGGAATTTCGAGAGGGAAAACGGGTCGACGATATATTTTAAAGTGGATGATGGGTCTACTATAACAGAGGTGGTGAGTACGACAACATTAGCTGTTGGGAAATGGTATCATGTAGTAGGAGTAAGGAAAGCAGACGGTTACTTAAAAATATACGTAAATGGGGTCGAGGAAGATTCCGCAGTCGAAACTGCTCATACCGTAGCCTCTGACCAAGACGTATTTATTGGTAAACAATATGCACTTGATAGATTTTTTGACGGGGAGATAAAAGACGTCCGGATATATTCAGAAGCTAAAACCGCAGATTGGGTAGCTTCTGAATACTCAAGAGGTGTACCGGATGACAGTCTTGAGTTAAGTGTTTTGGATGGGACGAAAGATTTAAGTGCCGGAGCTAAGACTTTAACTAACACGGCTACCATTATTGGTAAAAGCATGGATTTTGATGGTAGTACAAGTCAAATAACGGGAACAGATACAGGTTTCCCAGCAGGGGCAAGTGCAAGAACAATTTGTGCATGGATAAACCCCGATACAGTAAGTGTTAATTATCAGGGGTTATTCGGTTATGGTACAGGTTCAAATAATAATGCTTTTTTATGGTCTACCAGCGGTACAACAGCCGCAAAGCAAAAGAAATTGATAATCGGAAAGTACGGTCAAAATTCTTCACCAGAACCCAATACAGGTTTAGTAGCTAATAAATGGCAATTTGTGGGTGCAACTTTAGACGCTGACGGGAATGTGCTTTATTATTATAACGGTGAATCTGATGGTACAGCAACTTTAAGTGGTGTTGACACTACCTTGAACTCTACAATGTTTTTTGGTTTAGCTTATTCAGGTGGACAAAAATATGACGGTCAAATAAAAGATTTAAGATTGTATTCAGAACTTAAAAATGCTACTTGGTTTAAAGAACAATACGAAAAAACAAGGAAATACTATTGATATACGAAGATGACATTAAAAACATAGGCGCGATAATTAAACAAATGTGCGATATACGCGGCAAGAAAGTGTCGGGGAATAAAAGCCGTGAATTAGCAAAACAGTATATTGAAGAATATCAGAAAAACCCCGACATTACTGTAGTCGGGTTTTTAAATAAAGGTAGGGGATTATGACTCCTGATAGGTGTTCTAAACACGATGAAACTATGTCGAGAATATTTGATGACACGAGAAAAATCGAAAAGAAATTGGAAAGTATAGACTCTAAGATGGACGGCATAATAGATTTTAAAAACATGATACATAAAGTAGTCTTCGGGAATGGTGAACCTGGATTAAAAGGTAACGTAGAAACTTTAAAGAGTAATGTAACCAGACTATGGGTAATAACTTTAGCTGTATTGGGAGCTATTGTTACCGTATGCGTAGCGATAATATTTAAAGGAGGATTATAATGCCTTGGACAGTAGCAGATGTAGATAAACACAATAAAGGGTTAAGTCCTATTCAGAAAAAGAAGTGGGTGCAGGTGGCGAATTCAAGTTTACGTAGTTGTATTGCAGAAGGTGGCTCTGATAATTCATGTGCCCCTAAAGCGATACAGGCGGCTAATGCAGCTGTTAAGAATTTTCAAGTAGCTCTTTTCCTAGACGGCCCGTTGGTTAATATAAGAAGAATGGAAATCTTCAAAACGGGTAAATGGAATGGACATACTTTCGAAGAAAAAGACATCTTAGAGATGGAACAAAATTTTAAGAATCTCGAAGGTGACTTAAGACCTAAGCTTAAGATAACACACAGGGATGAACAGGAAACGCTAGCGGGTCTTTCAAGTTACGGTGACGTAATTAGTATTTACACCGATAGGGTTGGGGGTAGGCTAAAGCTTTTTGCTGATGTTGATGACGTACCTTTAAAAGTAGCGGAATGGATTAGAGATGGAAGATTTAAAGAAAGAAGCATAGAACTTTTATGGAGGTACGTTGTTGATGATAAGGAGTATAAGAAGGTTATAACCGCAGTAGCTTTACTTGGACATGAGATACCAGCAGTAGCGGGTATGGAGCCCATAAAGTTACAGAAAGAAGATAACGAGCTAAACACGAAAGAGTTAGTAGGAGTAGCCTTTACTTTAGATGAAAATGAAGAAGGCTTTTCTATAGAAGAAAATGAATTTGCCCGAGGTGACGGGCGAGGGCAAGGTGGTCCCAGACAGGGAGACGGAGGCGCTGAGATTTGTAAGTGTCCGAAATGTGGTTATGAAACTACCCACGAGAAAGGAAAACCTTGTAATGAAACGATATGTGCCAAATGTGGCGCAACAATGATAGGTAAAAACATGAAAGGAGGTGAAGGAATGGACCTAAAAGAAATACTGTCAAAAATCGAAGCGTTGGAGTCACAGATTGCTTCTTTTGTTAAAGCACAGAAGGATAAAGAAGATGCTTTAACACAGGCAAAGGAGGCTGAGGCTAAGAAGAAGCTTGAGCATGAAATTGCTGGTTACAAAAAGCAAGCAGAAGAGTTGACTAAGCTTAAGGAAGACTACACGAAGATGAAGGAAACTTTTGAAAAAGCGCAGAAGGAAAAAGACGACCTTATTCAAAAGAATAAGGAAACGGAAGCGAAAAGTTTCATCAACGACCTTAAAGGTCAAGGTAAACTTGTCCCGGCATTTGAGAAAGAAGCTTTCTCATTGTTGACAAGGTTGGATTCAGAAACGAAAGTCGGCAAATTTTCGATAGTTGATGATAAAGGGAAAGAAGCTGAAGCTGAGTTATCTCAGTTTGAGGTCTTTCAGAACCTTTTGAAGAAACTCCCGAAAATAGTTGACTTTAAAGAGTCTTCTAAAAAAGGCGAAGGAGATAATAAAGTGGAACACGCAAAGGAAGTAGAAGTCCAGGGAGCAACGTTTCAGCTCAGTGATACTGAACTGGAAAAAGAAGCCCAGGAATATATGAAAGAAAACAAGTGCACTTACGAAGATGCTATAGTCGCAGTGAGTGCGAAATTCAAGAAACAGGATAAAGAACAGGGCCTTGATGCAATAGACGAATAGTAATCATTCTTCTATATGCACCTAAAACTGTTTATTGTGAAAATCAAATTAGTAATTAAAGGAGGAAGTAATGAGTAAAAGAGGTTTTAGACCTATATTGCAAGACTCCTTTATTGCTGATGAGGCTTTGACTCAATACCAAGCTGTTATATACAGTGGTACTGCTGCTGCTAATGTTGGTCACGTAAAGAAACCAGCTGCTGCTGCGGATGTTTGTGCCGGTATTGTTCAGGATGATGCTTCTGCAAGTGGTGACGTCGTGAGAGTAGTTCAGATAGGTAAGAGCTACGTAATTGCTGGCGAGTCCGATAATCTCGGTGCTGCAATTGCTATACACGATACTGACGGCAGAGTTTCAAGTCCTGATGGGTTTGCTAGTGGTGACGGTTATGTTGGTTACTACGAGGAACCACCTGCGGCAAGTGGAGATATTGTAACCGCTTATGTAAATGTAATGGAACTTATCAGGTAAGGGAGGAAAGTAGATGCCTAAACGAGCAAACGTACATGTAAGTGCTCCGTTGACCAATTTGGCTATACACTATCGTAATTTGATGTTTGTAGCTGATAAGGTACTGCCCGTACTTCCTGTAGTGAAAGAGTCTGATAAGTATTACATTTTCAGCAGGGAAGAGCTCAAAGAGAAAGATACTCATCGAGCAATAGGGGCAGAGTCCAATGAAGTAGATTGGGACGTAAGCACAGGGACATACAGCTGTGAGGCGTATGCATTGAAAAAGCTAGTACCTGACAGAATTGTCAGAAATTCAGATGCTCCGATTCGTCCGCGGATAACAACTATGAACAAGTTGCTGAAGTGGATAAATCTTGGCTATGAAAAACGCGTTAAAGATTTAGTAACTGGTGGTAGTTTATCGCATGCTAACCCCAGCCCGAAATGGGATGGTACTAGCCCGACTATTGAAAGTGATATAGACGGTGCGAAAGCTAGCATTAGACTAAATGCGGGTGTTGAACCTAACACGATTCTGATGAATGACCAGGTTAAAGATGTCGTGAAAAAAGATTCCACTATCAGAAACCTAATCCGTTACACGATTACGGGGTCTGGTGGCCAGGAACTTCTTGTAAACGGCGATTTGCCTCCGGTCCTTTTCGGATTGAAGGTCACACTTGCGATGGCAGCTGAAGATACAGCTCAGCAGGGACAGACGGCGTCATATTCTAGGATATGGCCTGATGATGTGTTAATCAGTTACGTAGAACCAGCACCATCTCTTGAAGCTTTAACACTTGGCTACACGTTTAGGGTTTCCCAAGGCGGCGTAGTTGTTAAGACTTGGAGAGAGGAAGCTAGAGAAGGGGATATGATTGAGCCCCAGATTATCCAGGATGAAAAGCTTGTAGCAACAGCTTGCGGTTATATTCTGGACGATGTTCTTACGTAATACGCATATGCCTGACGGGGGCTAATTAACTTTAGCCCCCTAAGGGCCTTTTAGGAGGATAGAGATGGTATACATTATTACGGGTAAAGGTAAAAGTAAATCCAAAGGTGCGATGCCAAATGCCCATAATGGGAAATGGTCGAGACACGCCACCGCACAGTATCGAAAAGTCAGTAAGGAAAACAAAGAGGAATTTAGAAAAGAAAAAATGGTACAAGAGTTACATAATCAAGGTTTTAACGAAGCTGCAATTAGCGGCATGACCACATTAAGTGAAAGCTCTGTTAAGAGTATGATGAAAAAGACGGGTAAAAACATCCACTTAGATGGTCAATATTAAAGGGGCGGCTATGACTAAAGTTGATATAAAGCATATATGGATTTGTGAAGAATGTGGAAGAGAATACGAAAAACTCCCTTTCCCAACGGAATGCGCTTGTGGTAATTGGTGCGAGGACTTCTTTCGTTTAAAGGATAGATGGGACTTCGAGGATGATAGAGCTGGAAAACCTTTACTTGGGATAAAGTATGACCCTGAAGTTTTAAAGGAGAGGAATAAAAAACTTGGCGTTAGACACACCGAAGAAATAACAGTTCCTATAGGAGAAGAAGACGTAACGATAGATTTTAAATCTATGACGAAGGACCAGCTAAGAAATTATCTTAAAGAAAAAGGTAGTAACTTAGCAGGGAAGATTTTAAAAAAAGAAGATATGGTACTGGCCTGCGAAAGGCTAGACTCATTAGATGAACTTTGGTAATAAAAAAAAAGGAGAACAAAATGGAAGAAATCAGAAAAGACGATGTGCAGGAACAAGCGGAAGTTGCTGAAGAGGAAAAGAAGGAAGATGTAGCCGTAGAGGAAAAGAAGGAAGAAGTTACAGAAGAAGTCGCAGAAGAAGCTGAAGATGAGGATTCTGAAGACGTAGAACCCGGCGAAGAAGCCGATACTGAATAGTAGAGGTTAAAAATGTCGTATTATGGAAATAGCGGAGATGTAAGAGCAGATTTGAACGGTGGTTTACCTACTACCCATGATAATTACATGGGAGAAGAGCAGATATCAGGCGCTTTGATTGAAAGAGGTAGAAGAAGCGCTTATGCTACTGTAAACTCTAAACTGCAGCAAGCTTATCCCTCTTATGTCCCTTGGGCTTCTGGAAGTGAGCCTAATATAATCTATGAAATAGCTAATAAGTTAACAATGTGTTTTGTTCTTTCCAGAAAGAATCCCGATTCGCAACCCTTGAGTAAAGAAAGAAGGGTAGAGTATTGCGAAGAGCCAATGGATATGTTAGACAAACTAGCTTCATTTGAAATGGAGTTTCCAGAAATTGAAACACCTCTCGGGGATAGGGTTTATAATACAAGAAGTGGTTATACTCCAGCTTGTGATATGGACGATGTAGAAAACCAGCGAATTGACCCCGACCTTTTAGAGGATATTGCAGATGACAGGGATAAATAATGATTATAGTAGAACTCGACACGAAACAATTCAAAAATTTAGAAAAGTATCTTGGTAAGATATCCAAAAAACTTGGTGATTTACGAATCCCTTTAAAACAGGCCGGCCTTTTGATGATTAAAAGTATCGATACAAACTTTAAAGTCCAAGGCCGGCCTAACAAATGGAAACCCCTATCTCAATCTACTGTTAAGTTAAGAAGGAGAGGGAGCTCAGCTATTTTACAAGATACGGGTAGATTGAAAGGTAGTTTCGCTTTAGAAGTAAGTAATTGGGAAGCTAGGATAGGAACTTCAATTGCGTATGCACCAGCACACAATTTCGGCTCCGTAACTGTTAGAAATACAGCTTGGGGAAAACCCACTAAAAGTTATGTTCATACCATACCACAAAGAAAGTTTATGTTATTCCAAGAAGAAGATAAGAAAAGGATAGATAAAATATTTTCCGCGTATATTGGAAAACTATTAACCGATAAGATGGTAGACATAGGGGGATAGTGGATACGCTATTAACATATATAAAAACGGCTTTAACGAATAGTAGAGATACGGGGGGTACTTTGAGTTACGTCCCAAAAACGGCGATACAAAAAGTAGCCCCCAAATCTCTACCACCGCTGAGAAATGACCAGTTTCCATTTATAGGAATAGCTCCTTTAAGTTCTCCGGAAACTTGGATAACTTCAGCAAAACGGGAGGTGGTGCATACTGTAGAATTATATTGCGCAAGAAATTATATGATACAAGAAGATGCTATTGAGAAATTAGCGGAGTTCGTCACGGATGTTTTAAGTGTAGTCAGGAACGAGAGGTATTCGAATTGGCTAAGCGCTCCAACACAGCCAAGCGTTACTGGTTATATAACAACACCGTACGGAGATAACATTTATCTAATTGTAGCTACTATACAATTGGAATGCCGGAGGATATTTTTATCCTCGACATAGGCTAAAGGAGGAACATGAAAATACTTGTGATGACAGATAATCCTAATTTACATACAGGGATGGCGCGAGTAGGCAGAGAAATAGCTTTACAGTTAGCGAAGTATGGACATAAAGTATTTTATCTAGGTTGGTTTTCCAAGAATACTAAAGAACAGAAATGGCCTTTCGAACTTATACCCACTACCGGCGGTAGCTTTTTTGGTGAGGATATTTTCGAAGAAGTTATTTTAAGTAGACGGCCGGATACTGTTTTAACGATTGGCGACCCTTGGATGTACAGTTTTGTAGCTAAACCAGCGTATAAAAATGTTAGGAGATTATTTCAGTGGGTTGGCTATACGGCTGTTGATGGTGAAAAGGTAGGCGGTGGATTACCTAATTTTTGGAACCAGGTTATACCATATATGGATAAGGTAGTAGCTTATACTAATTATGGGAAGAACGCACTTGAAAAAACCTTCCCACAGTTAAAAGATAAAGTCGATGTTATTTATCACGGGGTAGACCATCATACTTTTACTCCTACTGACGAAGCTAACAGAAATGAACTAAGGGAACGCTACAAAATAAGCGACAAATTCGTTTTCCTAACTGTAGCAAGAAACCAAGGAAGGAAAAATTGGCCTGAGTTACTTAAAGGATGGAAAGTATTACAAGAGTTAAATCTTTGCCCTAACGCTGTGTTCTGGCCACACACTTATTTTTATGATGGTGCTGGACATAATATGGATGATTTGTTAGAAACTTTTGGTTTAGCGCAAACTAACTCTATTATATTCTATACACAGATTGCTAGAGGTAATAGCCCAGTAGAATTAGCCCCAGAGAAAGAATTAGTGAATTTGTATCGTATGGCTGATTGTTTAGTCTCGGTAGGCGGTGAGGGTTTTGGCCTCCCAGTCCTTGAAGCTATGTTATGTAAGGTACCGACTTTGGTACTTAATCATTCGGCTACGGGAGAATTAGGAAGCGACGACAGGTCGTTACTCGTCGAACCAGCACATTATTTAACAGGAAAGTATTTAACGGAAAGACCTATACCAGAACCGAGAGCTATAACGGCTAAAATGATAACGATGTACGAAGATGAAAACCTAAGGGAAAATTTAAAGGAAAAAGCTTATAAATTCGCCCTGAATCATACGTGGGATGAAGTAGGTAAAAAATGGATTGCGTATTTTGACAAATTAGAAAATCCAACGAGACACCCACTAATATTAGAGGAGGTAGGAATATGATTCAGCTAATTTGGCACGGACCCGTTTTCGGGCAATCAGGCTATGAGGTTATTACGAGGAACATTCTTATTGCGTTAGATAAAATGGGTGTCCAAGTAGCTTTAAATGACGCGTATACTTGGAACTTAGAAAAAGTTTCCTTACCAGTTGATGTAGATAGTAGACTTAAAAGAATGCTAAACACTAAAATTCTTGCCGGTACTCCCGCTATAATGCATCAAAAGGAGCAACAAGCATTTCTTCCAGGATTGGTAGAGGGTACTAAAAAGTATTGTTATACGCTGTTCGAGACTGATAAGCTTCCAGAGCCTTGGAAAGATGGGTTATTAAATATGGAGAAGATATTCACGTTTAGTAACTTCAATAAAGAAATGTGGGTTAAAAACTCAGGTATACCGGAAGATAAGATTGTTGTATTGCCTTATGGGGTAGAGAAAGATTTCACAGTTGAGGGACCTAAAGCTAAAATTCTTAACAAAAAAGAGTTTACTTTTATTTCCAATGGTGACTTTACTGAAAGAAAAAACTTTGAGGCTTTAATAACAGCTTTCGTAGAAGAGTTTAAGCCAAACGAAAATGTTTGCTTATTACTTAAAGCGCATTTCGGAGGATTCACAAAGGACCATAAGAAAAGGCTATTGGATAGTATTTCTAGCTTCGTTACACGCATCACTAGTAATCCACCTAGAATATTGTTTTTTGGGGATAAAG